CTCGCCGGGTTCGGCAGACATGCAAAAAATGCGGGGCGGTTCAGCAGGCACCGACAGGCCATCATAAGCAGGCGCCGACCACGGCTGGCTCGGGATGCGCGGCAGATATTTGGAGACGTACTCAAGCGGGGTCGCATCGTGCGCTGACGGTGCGTCGGCGACCGTCGCTGACGCTCCGTTCGCCTCCGTTCCGACAGCCGCAGCAGGTGCGGGAGGCGGAGGTGCGTGCGTCCCGGCAAGCCGCTCGCCCATGCTGCCGAACACCCAGAAAACCCAGATCAGGCCAGCGGGCAGACCGATGCCCAGGGCGATGATGTACCAAGGCACGCGGCGCTCTGTTGTGTCGAGTTCGGTGGACTTGTAGAGGCCGAAAACGTGTTTCGGAAGCGTGGTGCGCTTGATGGTGAGCGGCGTTGCCTTCTCGGGGTTACGCTCGTAGCGGTCGAACGTGCGGAGGTGCTGATACTTCGTGCCGAAACGACGACGCACATGCACGTGACGCTCGATCAGATCATGAACGAACGAGTCGACCTGCTTGTCAGGTGACTGACAAACGAAGATGAAATCTAGGCCGTGGTGACGATGCGTCGCAAGGCGTTCGACATGATGCGGAACCTTCGCACCAGGCGGACGCTTGGGGAGCATGTCGTGTTCATATGCCTCGTCAACGAGACAGACCGAACCGGGCGGCAAGAACTCGGGCCACTTGCGGAACTCTTCCGGCGTCATCTTACGCATGCCGGTCTTCTCGTAGTCAAAATCGCGCACGTTGCAGACGTACACGATGCGACCGTCTTTCTGGAACTCCAACGCTCGCGCGATGGCCTGTAGCGTCTTCCCGTGACCGGGCTGCCCTGTGAACCACTCGATCACGATCCTGACCCTCCAATCTGGTTAGCGATGGAAGTTGGAATGATGAAGACCTTCCACGCTAGGCGAATCGTCAGCGCGGAAAGAATCATGCTGAAGACCACGCCGACGCCGAGATAGCCGAGGGTCTGTTGAGCCTGCGGAGACAAGCCGCCAACGTGCTGCAAGATGAAAGCCTTCAACTGCGGCAACAAGGCTTCAAAGGTGACGATAGTCAGCCCGAAGGTAGAAAGAATCCGGCCGGCGATGCCAGCGGCGGCGAGCTTAAGTTGTACGAGCAGACGGGCGATGCCGTCCACGATCCATTGCCAGATCATGCGAACCCCCAACCGGTGAGAATTTTGAGCGCGGCATAGGTGCCGAAAATCAGGATGCAAGCGCGAAGGATGGCCATAGCCGTGCACCAATAGGGCATATTTCCGCCGTTGATGCTGACGCCCATGATTTGAAACGTGGGCGGCTCGGGACACTGACCACCGCCGAAGATGTTCTCTTGATCGAGAATATCGGGACTGACGCCAAGACCGAAGCGCGTAGGCTCTACGTCCTCGCCGGGATCGCCGGTGTCGCCACTGCCGCTACCTTCAAGCACGTCAGCAACGCCATTACCGTTGGCATCGCCCTGCGTACCGCCCTGCCCACCTTCGCCTAATCCTTCAACGCCGCACGCCGTCTTGCGAGACAGCGCGACCATCGCACACTGCGCGGAATCACCAGCACAGCTATATCCGGCGCTGCAATTTGTAGGATCACCGGTAACGGTCGCGCCGCTGCAACGAATCTGCCACTGTTGGAACAACTGATTACACTGGATGCCATCGCCCTGGCACGAAGGCGGCGCCTTGCAGTCACCACCACCGCTAGCCGTGTTGTCACCTTCGTCGTCGCCATCCTCTTCTCCGGGCGTATCAGAGCCATCAGTGGGATCATTCGGCGAGAAGTCAGCGTTATCTCCTATGCCGTCACCGTCACTGTCGGCGGATTCGTTCGGGTCATCCGGGAACGCATCCTCATCGTCTGGCACGCCGTCGCCGTCAGCGTCGAAAACGGGATCAGGCGCGTCCGCGGTCGTGCAAGTAGAGCCTGTCGGCGAAAAGAAATTGCCGGCCACATCGAGGACGTAGGTGTACGTACAACCCTGAAAGCAGACATTGCCACCAGCAACACCACCGGGAGGTCGCCAACCGTACTCATCGCCACGAGTTGAACACGTGTTAGCCGCTGGGAAAATGTGGTTCGAATGCGTGCCGCCGTGCCAGAACCCGCAGGTATAGACGGTGCCGCCGGGTGCAGTCACTCGGCAGGTGTAGAAGCCCCAACCACTGCCGTTATTCGGCGTCAAATCGCAGCCAATAGGTGTGGCCCCAGCGTGTGCACCTGCGACGACCAGAGACGACTGACACCCAGCGTAAGCCGCGCCCTGGTCGTCGTAGTTCTGATCGGCTCTTGCCTCAGGCGCGAACCACAGCGCGCACAGCAGCAACGCGATTAGAGCCCGTCGAATGCAAGCCATGCAGCACCACACAATGCGAGGATCACGAAATAGCCCATGTCGTTCTCCGTTGAATAAAAAAGGGCGCCGCGATCACGCAAGCGCCCTGCCCTGTACCCGGCAAACGTTACCGGGCCTTCTTGGTGTAGAACCACAGGATCAGGATGCCCAGCAGCACGGCGCACGCGCTGATGATGAGCATCAGGTCGGCGTCGCCACCGGCCAGTTCACCCGCGATGGCCGCACCGGGCGAGGTGGCACCGGCGAATGCCAGGGCAGAGGTGGTCATGGCAGTGACACCAGCGGACACCTTGGCAGCGGTGGAACGGAACGCCTTGTGCAGGCCCTTGTTGATCTTCTTCAGGTTCGGCATGGAACGAACTCCCTTGTTGAGGTTGGTCAGTAGACCCCGATACGCGCCGCGCGGAATGCGAGACGCGCCTTCAACCCAATAGCCCACGATCCGATGATGGCGAACGCGACTAGGGTTCCGTCAGCAAGGTCTAGGGGCGGCAACACCTGCTGCGGATACGGCATCCACACCGGCACGGTGCACTCGCCTTCCGCAGTGATGTGCTGTGAGGCACATGCGCGGATGAAGAGTGCTTCGGGCGCCGGTGCGGACATGGGTTACGCCGCCTTCTTGTCTGCGGCAGCCTGCACCGCCACCAGCGTTTGACGGCGCGCCAGTTCGATGCCGAAACGACCCGGCACCAGATCGGGCGTGAGGTTCCAATAGAACTTGCTGCCGACCGGATGCGCCTTGGTCGGGTCGTCGATTTCCAATTCGATGCTCACGCGCATCTGCTCGGTTTCGACTTCGGCGCGCTGGCTGTAAATCGTCTTCTGCGTGCCCTGTTTCGTGGTGACGGTGCGCGAGGTCGGGGCTTCGCGGACGGTGACGATGGGTGCATCGATCTTCATGGCTTCTCTTCTCTCTTCGGTTGCTTGGTCGTGAATTTCAGGCGGACTGGTAGGGTCAAGCTAAGGGCCATGTCCTCTCGGACGCCCTGCCTGCCCTCCCCTGCGCGATGCTTGCATCAGTCCGTGGGGCGCTGCCTTCGTGTCCAGGTGCAGCGAAGCCTGTTTGTTGCGGTGTTGCGCTGAAATCGGGTCGCGGTGGTGTCCACGCTCCGAAGTTCTTGGAGAAATCAACGTCGCCATCCTTGACGACGTACTTGCTTACGTACTCGGCTACGTCGCGCTGCGAGCGCGGCTGTTCAAGCTGGTTGCGCCCGAACTCGCGATACCACCACTCATGCCATGCGTAGCGAGAGATAAGACGGTTGAGGTCGTCAGTCGGCGCTGAAAGCAGCGCGTGGAAGTGGAGCCGTCCGTCTTTATGGAACTCTTGCCCGCGCGCCCACTGGATGCCGCCGTGCCATCGGCTGCCCCACTTCGGGCCGTAGATTTCGCGGTTGATGTTGCTGATGAAGAATCGAAACGCCTTGTCGGCCGCTTCAGGATGCATAGAACCGTTCGACCCGGTGCGATTGAGCGCGCGGACTTCGCCGGTGTGTCGGTCGGTCCAGAACTTCTGAGGTCGAAAAGTGAGAGTTGCGAACACATGTGCGGGGTAGCGCCCGAGAAGGTCAGCCCACCCGTCGCGCACACGCGTATCCGCTTGACCGTACAACTCCGGTTGATCCAGAAGTTCAACGTGTCCCCGGCCGCGCTCCCACGGCTCTGTTCTTGCTGGCGCGGGGTCGTCTTCATGCACGGTCACCCGCTTGGCGGGCTTCGTGCCGCATCTTTGCGGCTTCGGCGTATACCTGGGCGAATCGCTCGTAGTTGAGTTCGGAGCGGAGACGCCACTGCGCGATGATCGCGTGTGCCGTGCCGATGCCGAGCGCAATAAGCGTGATCGCCGCACCGATCAGGAAATTGATCATGCGACCACCAATCGAGAGAGAGAGAAGGCCAGCTCGGAGTACTCACGAGCTTTAGCGAAGTTGCGGAGCGAGGCATGCAGCTCGCACATGGCGGCTGCCAGCTCGATACGGATACGGGTGAATTCCAACATGGTCTAGCCCCCTGCCCTGCGTCCCTGTGATCCCCACGCACCCCGCACAGGACGGCGGGGGGTGGGGGGTTCGCGAGGGTTTCAAAGCCCCTTTGAATCCGGACGTGATTCAATACCCCTTGTAATGAAATGTCAAGGGGCTTTGAAAATGTCGGACGTCGATGGGCTGCTCGATGCAGCAATGGCCGCGACAGGGGCCAAAAACGACACGGAACTAGCGGGCCATCTGGGCATCAAGCCAGCAGCCGTAAGCAACTACAGGCGGGGGGTATCCCTACCGAACCCGGTAGTGTGCGCGACGCTGGCAGGGCTTACAGGCGAGCCGCTGGCGAAAGTGCTGGGGATCATTGGTGAAGCACGTGCGATCAGCAGAGAGGAGAAGGCCGTGTGGCGCAAGCTGGCGGCGTCTGCGGCGCTTGTGGCGCTGCTGGTGGCACCGACGCTAGTCCAGTCCGCTCATGCCGCCACATTGCACGCCCTGCCCCACACCACAGCGATGACCGACACGGGCGCGATCATGCAGGTCGTTCTAGGCATTATGCGAAATCAGAGAAGGACCTAGGCCAGCTCCTAGGCCGCTCTCTTCTCGAGCGCCAGCTGTTCATCGCAGACATTTTGGCCTCGCCTGGGCAGAGATTCTAGGATGGATTGGTAAATCAGTGAGGATTTGATCGGTAACCATGTGAGGAATGCAGTTTTCGAGGCTACAGAGGAATCCTCACATCATTACCAATCTGCTTAGTGCAGCACGCCCCGGCCAAGCGAACCCGGTGCCTGCCTATGCTGAGAGGCCCGGCTGACTGATGTCCCAGATCTCAAAGCTCACACTTTGATCTCCCCAGATTCCAAGCGGCGGCGCTCTGGTGTCCCCACATTCAACGCTTCTTGCGATCGGCAACAGCCTGAATTGCCGCCGTTACCTGAGCGATGACTTCCTCATGCGGTATTGAAGGCCGCGGGTCCTGCAGGGCTCGCTGCACCTTGGCTCTGAACCAAGCGTCGTACTCATCGTCTGGCAGGCCCTGAGCTGCCCTAGGCACGTCCGAAGTCATCGATGTAGCCTCCACTCAGCTCTCAGGGAATTCACCATTCGATCATGCATCTGCGTGTCCGACCGTTCAAGCGCTCCCAAAATTGGGGGCATGTCGTTCTAACTAACATCATGTGCTGTTACTCGTAATGCCCCCAAATTTGGGAGCGACATTTCGCCGAGCTATTGCTTTGTCGTCCGGACTTGCTAGATTCGCACCCGTGAACATCCTCTACCGCTCGCTCCGAATACTTGGCTGATCAGTCGACTGATCAGCCCCTGTAGCTCAATGGTTAGAGCAGCGGTTTTATAACCCGTCAGCGCCAGATAAGCGGCTTGTGCCGGTTCGAGTCTGGACCGGCCAGCCTTTCGTAGACATCCGGTTGCCATAATTGATGGCAATGACCGAGGTGTTTATGGGCAACAGCAAGCAGTACACGGATGAGTTCCGGGCAGAGGCGGTGAAGCAGGTGATCGAGC